AGTTTTTACAGTTACACTTTTTCATTACTTAACTTTATATATTTGATTACCTAACTTAACTTTCTCAACATTTTTAAGAACTATTGTTCTCCAACCTTCGTTAGTCATCATAACCCAATACCCTCTAGCTTCATAATCATACACAGGTCCTTTAGGTCCGCCAGGGAATGGGCCCGTTCTCATCATTCTTCTCATTCCTGCTCCACTTAATTTTGTAGTCCATATTCTCATATAAACCTCAGGAGTAGTTTTAATTAAAGAGCTCATTTGAGAGCGAGTTAACATTACAGCTGGTGCTGCAAACTTCTCTAATCTTCTATCTACTTTTTTATTCCAACCAAGTATCATAGTAAATTTTTAATTACTTCAACGTGTCCATCCATATATGAAACATCATGCTTCATACCAGTTCTTTCATCTACAGTTTCAAAAACATCTTTAAACATTTCTACTAAGATTCTAGCTCTTCTTAAATCTCTTTCATCTGCTTTACCTTCTCTAACAACTCTTTCTTCTATCATAAATACAGTATCAGCTATAACTGCTGCTGCTCTAATCATATCTTTTAAGTCATCATCTTGAATATCCATCTCTTCAGTTAAATGCTTAAATGTTCCAATAGCGCCAGGACATATATAAAAATAAGATGTATCGTATCCATAAACATTTATCTCAGCTTCTTCTAACAATTCAGGTGCAATAGAACCTGATGCAACTTCACCAGGATAGGTTTGAGATACTGTTGGTTCTGCGTTTTCTTGTAACTCACCCAACTCTCTTAGTTTGTTTCTACTCCAACTTAGTGCAGCTTTACCTCCCCATAGTAGGTAAGAAATATTAGCACAAGCTGATGAATCATCACTCTTATCATATTCTCCTTCTGCTCTACTTAGGTACGAATACATTCTCTTAATAGTTTCTACTGAGATTGCTTCTCCTTTAGCTAATTGTTGCGCTCTTACTTTACCTGTTTGTGTAGCACATTTATTACCATTAGCTTCATTAAGTTCAATACCTTTCTTAGCATTGTTCTTTATACCACTACCATAATCAGAATATGATTCTAATTCTGTTTTTTTACCTTTTAAGATAACATCCTTAATCTTAGATAAGAAACTACTTGCTTCTTCTTCTGAAAATACACTAACTTCTTTATCTATTAAATCTTCCCATTCCACTGTGTATTTTCCAGCTGCTAATCTTTTTTCATAGCTTCTATCTAAATGAGTAAATAGTCCTTCTATGCTAAAGCCTTTTACTTTACCTTCTTTTACATACTCTTCCCAAATCTCATCGTTCTCAATGTAGAATTGTCCCATCCAAGTTCCAATAGGTACATTTAATCCATAATCATTAGACTTATCTGATTTAGATGTTTTAATCCAGCTCTCAACTAAATGAACTCCATCAATATCTTCTTCGTGTTCTAAGGTTGCAGAATCTGTATATTTGTTTTTTAAATATGCTCTTGCTAAATCAGCTACAGTATCTTTAGTAAAGAATACTTCGTATGGCTGTCCTTGTGCATCTACTCTTAGAATCTTTTTGTCTGGTATCAGAACAGGTCCCATTACCATTCTCTTTTCATCCTCTACTTTAGCGAACATAAGTTCCTCTTTATTAAAGAATACAAAGTTAGATTCGATGGCTGGTGTCTCTACTAACGAAATCGCAAAGATTTCATCTTCTATGTCATCTACAATTAATTCAAATAGTTTCATAATATTTTAACAATTTTATTTTATTTTATCCAAAGGTAGCCGCTGCATTTGTTCGTCTATCTAATGCTTGTTGTGATGATACGTCTTGTGATACCACATAAGCTTTTATTGGAGTTTCAGAATCATTTTGTTGTGCTCCTGCTATTGCTCCTGCAATTTGTGAGCCTGTATTTTGTTCTCCACCTGTTGCTACAGTTTGAGGTATAGATGCTGCCGCAGAACCAGGTGAAGCAGGTCTTGCTGGTCTTGCTCCTCCACTACTTGGTGCAGAAGTTTGTTTATCAGAATTATTAATATCTCTTACTGCCTTAACACCAGCTGCAACTGAAGATGCAATACCTAATGCCGCTGATATAGTGTTAATAGTAACAAAGGGTTGTCCAAAGGTTAAAGGTGTAGCCGCAACTGCTTTAGCGTTAGCTACAGCCGTATTAGAAATGATTCTACCAATAGAAGCAACTTGTTCTGCGATAACTGCTGCTATTTGTAATTTCTTATTTTCTCCTGCAATCTGTCCTAAGAATGCTCCAAACTGACCTATTAAATCTAACTGAGCGTTTTGTACTGCTACCTTATGTTCAAACTCAGCATCATCAATAGATTGTCTTTCCATTGCTGCTGCTCTCTTAATCGCAGTTCTTTGTTCTTCGGTTAAAGATGCATCTTCTAATAGAAGTGCTTCTTGAGCGTTTATTATTTCTCTTTTCTTTTCAAAATCGGTAACATCAAATTCATATTCTAATTCTAAGGAAAGCATTTCATCTTCCTTTCTTAACATATTAATCTCATCTCTCGCAGCCTGTCCTTCTAACATTATACGAGTTTTCTCTGCTTCAGTTAGCTCTTCATTCGCTAATAGAATTTGAGTTTGTTCATCAATAATACCAATTTGTTCTGCGTATCTTTCTTCTTGCAATCTTTTTCTTTCAGCAGATGCATCAGAAGATGTAAGGATACCTAATTTTTCCTTATCATTAATCATTGCTATTTCTCTAGCATATTGTTGGTCTAATAAAGCAAAATCATTTTCAGTTTCAAACAATCGTTCATCTCTGAATTTTTGTCTTTGTTCTTTTAATTTATTATTTTCTTCTTCTTGCTTAGCTAATGCCTCATCATCAAATCTTTTATTAATATCAGCAACATCATTACGATACACTTCTTCTAAGTTAGTGAAATCTTTAATACCAGCTGCTTTTAATTTCTTTAAATCTTCTTGATATTTAGTTTCTCTTTCAGTTAACTCTCTATTTCTATCATCTAATAAAGCAAGATATGCTTCGGTTTCAACCTTAGCCGCTTCTTCTCTTGCAGCCTTACGTTCTTCAGCTGCCTTATCTGCTTCTTCTTTTTCTGATTCAGTTAATCTTTTAAATCCTTTTTTAAACGAGTCCTCACCAGCCTTAAATCCATCTACAGCTGCACCTACAATTCCTTTACCTAATTCTTTTACATTATCTATTGAACCTTTAACTCCTTCAGTTACAGCATCAAAGGCTGCATTTGCTCCTTCTTTAATTCTATCCCAATCAAATGTGAATACACCAGCGATAACATCACCAGCTCCTTTAGCAACTCCTATAAGAGTATTAAAGTTAGTTACTAAGGTATCTATAATAAATGAGGCAGTTGTTTTAAGTGTACCAAATAAAGTAGTAAATACACCTGTAAGAACACCAACAGTTTTAGATAAACCATTCATTACCTTTTCGTTCTCAAATAATCCAACAACTAAATCTGCAAGTTGCATTGCAATTGGTTCGATGATAGCAAACAATCCGTTTAGAACTTTTGTAAACCCATCAGTAATTTTATCTAATTTTGCAGTACCTTCTTCGGTTCTAGTTAATGATTCTCTTAAAGCAAGAAACGCACCTGCAATCCCTGCTAATACAGCAATGATAGGATTTGCCATAAAGACTTTAAACGTTCCTCTAAGCCCCTCTAATGATTGACCTACGAAACCTATCACACCTGGTTGAGCTCCTAATGCTTCAGTAAATCTAACTGATTGTATTTCAGTATCTACTAAATCATCTTTTAAACCTTGTAATTCTTTGGATAGTTCTTTAAACTCAGCTGACTTAGGGTCTAGCTTTCCTAACGTATCTTGTGTTTTACCAATAGCTTCGTTAAGGTTATCAAACTCACCCAAAGATGTAGACACAGTTTTGTTTAACAAATCAACATTCTTAGCTGCATCTGCTGTTTCTACTTCAATGGTTGTTTTATATGTTTCTTGATTTTCAGCCATATTATAATCTTCTTAATAAATTCCAAGCAGCTTTCCACTTATAAGGTATTTTATATTTACCCTTTGCAATATCTACTCTTTTAGATACTCCGTAAAATTTATTTTCTTTTACTAAATCAATTATCTTAGTTATCATTTTAACAATTTAAATTTATTCTATACCTTATTAGCAAAGTATTCATTCAACGTATCTTGTATAATAGGTCCTAACAATTGTAATTTACATTCACCAGTTACTAAATTATAATCATTAATAGCTCTTAGATGATAATAATTACTTCTAAAAGATATTACATCATTTAATTCTAATTTAAAATAATCAGCTAAAGGAATGTTTCCAGCACAATTAATTAACCTTGTTCTTGGGTTATACAATAACTCAATATACGTTTGCCAATATGATGAAAACAATGTATTTATTGGAGTTGTACCATACGCTGGTGTCTCATTAAAAAACAATAAAGAATCTGAATCAGTTGTTGGTTCACCACTTCCACTATTTGAACCTGTATTGTAATGGTCAAAATATGGAAAGATAGGTACATCTATTGTACTCAATGAAGTTAACGATGCATCATTCGCATATGTTATTTTATAAGGTGATACATCTTTTTTACCATTGTAAAAAAAGAAACGTGGTAGTACATTAGATGGATTAAAATCTCCATCTGCTATAAACGTTGGTATAAATATTCTATTTCCTGCCATAATTATTAACTTGATGGGTCATCAGCACAATTAGTTGCTAAATTTTGTATTGTTGCTGTTGATGGGTTTATAAACCATATATTTCCAGTACCTGGTTCACCAATAAAGATAAATCCTGTTACAGGTGTACCTTGTTCATCTGAATATAAAACATCACCTATTTCAAACTCTTGGTCTATTGGTGTTATTGCTCTTGTTATATATCCTGTTCTTATTGTTGAGTTACACACACTATAAGGATAATAATCTGAAGTTCGTTGGTAATCAATTTCATAATAAGTTGTTGCTGCAACAGAACCACTTAGCCCAGTTCCAGCTATATATCTTAGAGGTGATGCGGCAGTAGTAGGTTCTACTTTAAATTCTCCTTGTGAGAAGAAGTTCTGAGTATCTATAAAGAACGATTCAGCGTAAGGTCTATTAGTTTCTTTTTTAAATGTTTGTGATAGTAAATCATTATCAGCAGAATGTCCAAATGTTAATTTGTTTACTGCTAAGTTATTTGCAGGTATTACTTCTAGCTTTCGATTTAAATCAATAAAATTATCAAAGTTCTTTACCTCACCTTGTTTGTACCAATTATTAAATGTTTCTACAATAAATTCCTTTGGTTTAATTTTTGATGGATAAATTACTAAGTTAAATTTCTTTTGTACGGCTTGTATAAAATCAATCATTTTAATTCCACTTTCACCAACAGGCATTTGGTCTGCAATATCCATTACTCTAAAATCAGCTGCAGTAGTTTGTCTTTTAATTCTAAGTTCAGATGATTCATTACCATCAGGTGCTAAAGTTACTGTAAAGTTACTACCTCCAAAATCACTGTATTTAATCATTGGATATACTGACCTATCTGAAGGTATATTTGCTGAGGTTTTCCAATCCCATTCTAAATCATATTCTACATCACCAGTTCCACCTGTAACTGAATACTCTTGTCTTAGATACCTATTCCAAAGTTTAATATCAGTATTCCAATAAGAACCATTACCATTATTTAAATCAGCTTGTGAACCAGTGTTTACTGAACCTGTTTCAAATAAGCCAAATTCAATTTGTGGTACACCACCAGAACCTGATACGCTAAAGATTAATTTAAAACTACCTTCTAATGGAGAGTTTCTACTTCCTTGATTATAACACATACCTGGCCCTACAAAGTTTTGTGGGTCAAATTCGTTATTTTCCCATGGCCCTATTCGTGTCCAATCATCCAAAACCAATTCTTGTGAATCGGAAACTGAGCCCGATATAGGTTTGATTGCAATTTGTCCATACGTTTCTAAGTTAACTCCACTAAACTCAGGATATCTACCTCCATTATGTAAAGACATATACATGGTGTCGAAAATCGAAGAGGTTAAAAAATCTGATTGATAGGTGTATCCAAATTGTTCAAATATACCATCCCATACATCTATTACTTTAATAGCAGGTTTAAAATCTTGTACAGCCAATGAGCCTGATGAAGTATCTATACCCCAACCAGCTCCATTAATTGAAGATTGGTATTTAATATCTTTTCCATAATCAATTAAAGGATATACAATAGAACCACTAAATAAATCACCTCCCCAACTAGAACTTACGTTAGCATAAGAAGAAGAATGGTTAAATTTATCTAATGTACTAATATCGGTTAAGAAAGAACGATTTATTTCTCTAGCAAATGATGCAAGAGAACCAAAGATAGTTACCTCATACGAATCAATATATTTGTTTGCTACAACCTCTACTTTGTTTAATTGTAGATAACCACTAGCTAAATATAAACCATCAAAGTCAAAATATGCATCTACCTTAGTAGCTGTAGAAAATAGAAATGGGTTCTCAACTGAAATATCGTAATACTGCTCAAAGAATTTGTTATTTAACTTAGAGCCTGGTAATGTAAGTTGTCTTGAAAAATCAGTAGGTAAAGTACCCACATCAAATAAACCAGTAACGTTATCGGAAATAGTGATAGTTTCATCTTGAAATAAATCTAAACTAACCCCATTGGCTACTAATTTAAAATTAAAACCTTGGCTTGTTCTTACTCCCATATTATTATAAAATTAATTTGTATGCCTGTCCATATTGGAAATCAAACGAATATTGTATTAGTTTATCAACTACATTAGTTTTGAAGTTAATAGAGTTTGTTGTGATTGTTATTGGTCTTATATCATCACCAGCTTCATCATACATCCAATAAATTTCATCACTAACCAATAATTGCTTTAGTATCTCATTATAATCTTCAGATATATAATCAGAATTTACCGAAAGTGTTTGAGTAGAATCTGCTGAATAGTTTTGTGTTGCTGAATCATAGTTTTCATATGAAAGAGTTGGTTGTGTCCAACTACCTATTTGTCTTTGGAATGTTTTAATTCTTGTACTAAATGCTTCTCTACTTACTAAATTAAAGTTATGGAAGTCAAATTGTCCAAATCTGTTTTTCCATTTTAATCTTACGTTAGGGTATTTCTTTTCACAAATAACCTCAAACTTAATAGGAGAACCTAAGAGTGTAGAATTAGTACCAGCTTGTACAGTATACGATTCTAAGTCTCCAGTTAAAGGAAATGAAGCTTCTCCAATACCAATTGGGAAGTTACCTATTTGTCCACTTGTAGCTGTAGAATTAGGAATAGTTACAACATTAATTGTAGCGTTAGAACCACTATAAACAACTCTAGTTGCAATATCATCACCAATATCACCAACAAAAACTCCCATTTGACCTTTATTAGTATCGTAAGCAGATTGAGTAGCAGGTCCATCAGTCATCATAGGCCAATAAGGTGATTTATCAGATATAGATTGTGTTATCGGTTCTTGATATAATGCATATCCATCTATTGCTTTATATGTACCAGTCTCTACATGAGATGATGTTACAAAAGCAGATGCTGAAATGTATTGATGATAAAAATCTCCTTTATAGTAGATTACGTTTGAAGAGTTTTGTGCTATTGGTTCTTCTAATGTAGAGTTTATAATTTTACTAAAGTCAAATATCCCACTTAACGAAGTGTTTGGATATTTTGCAAGAGTAAACTGTGGTAGTGAACCACTATCGTTAACACTACCTGTCCAATAGTATAGCTCCGCTATATATTGAAATGATGATGATGCAATACTTCCTGATATTGATTCACTAACTGCACAAACAATAGGTGATTGAGCTAGAGAACAACTTGCTGGATATTGTAAGATTTCGATTGCCATAAAATAATCTTTTTAATTTAACCTTTTAAATACAAAATATATTTGATGGTTGGTTTATTGCTTTTTAAATACGCTATTAGAAAGGACACTTTGAAATCGTTCATTAAGGAATTCTCCAGTATCTTGAAATATTTCTTTTTGTAATCCTCTAATCTTTTGTTTTACCTCTGCTTCATTCATAGCTAACGTACCATAATCTCTTCTACCATAGTTTGTAGATGTAGATGTACCAGTTACTATATAGTACCCATAGGTAGCATCTTTAGGATTAGCAACAAACTCTAATGTTAATTCATTGGGTTGATTATCAAATCCTTCCAACATTTTGCTGACAGTATTATAATCCTTTACCCTATCTCTTAGATTACCAGTTTCGTAAGGAGCTTTAGTAGATTGAAAGCCATATTGAATTAGATAAACTGCTTCATCATTTATCTTCTCAGCTATCTCTCCTAATTGAGGTCGGTATGTGCTTAAATCTATTAACTCTTTCATAAGCTCTTTATGTTATAAAGAACCAGTTGGAAATAAAGGAAATAAACATCTATCTCTAAATCCAAACGCTATTAAATCAAACTTAGCAACATGACCTGCTAAACCATTATCAAATTTATCTCTGAAAGGTATAGAAGTTATATTGCCAGGTATATCAAATCCATCTACTGAGAATTGAGTGTATGTAGTTAAATCGTTTATGATGCTGAGTGTGTTAGCAAGAATATCAACCAAATCGTCAGTGCCGTAATAAGGAATATCTTGCTCATTTGTTGTTGGTGCTGATTCATTTGCTTTTAATTTTACTTTATCCGCAATTGTAAGTTCACAACTATGTACAATAGTTTTTTCAGTTAAGACTGATTGTGTAATTAGAATGTTACCTAGCGGATAAGCAGGAAACTCTCTATTATCAATTTCAAATACATCACCCTGCGATACATGATTTAAAGAAGGATGATTCTTCATTATTGTTTTAAAGTAATCTAAAATGTTGTAATAAAGTGCGTAATTTACACTTTGATTTGCTACTAATGGTACTGCCATATCTTATAAGTTTAGTCCTCCAAAATATTGATTAGATTGGTCTGGGAATATATTAGTTGTATCTCCTGTTGATTCAAAGAACTCAGGAATGTTTGTTCCGTTTGCAATTAAATAATCTTGCATTCTAGTTGCATAATATTCAGCATTGTCTTGAGCTTTCTGAGTAAGATAATCAATCTCAATTTTCGGAACAGGATCACTTTGTTCTGATTTATGTTTTACTGCTCCTTCTGATTTAAATGAGGTAGCGCTGAAGGGTATATACTCAACGCATGAGTACCATATAAGCGTTGGTTTGATATAATCCTCCACTAAAGTAAGATAGTAGCCTGTAAACGGAGTTTCTGACTCTACATCATCTTGTAGTTTATTGTATAATACAGTACCAGTTAAGTTTAGAATATACTTTTCTTGAGCTGTGCGAACGAATGGTAATAATGCATCAGCATCTACTGCTCCTTGTAATGGTGTATTACGAATTATATCGTTTCTAGTTATAAAAAGTCCAAATGCCATAATTATATAATTTTATCGTTAGTAGTTTCGTTTATTTCTCCAACCTCTACACTTCTATCTTCCATCTCATCAGGGTTTTCCATTTGCTCGTTTACTTCATCTTCAACTTCTTCAATTGTTGAATCAGTATCTTCTGCAGTTTGTGATAAGATTGCGATAGGTGTTAATTGTTCAAAGTACAATTCCATATCTTCAAATCCACCAATTTCTAATGCTTTAGATAATGCATCAATTATTAATTGTTGGAATGGTTGAATTGTCATCGTTTGCATAATAGAAAATGCTGTCATCATTTCTTCACTCTGAGAGGAGAAACCATTAGAAGATGTACGAATACCAAAGAGTAGTGGTGAAGTTACTCTATGCGCTACTAAAATACGATCCTGAGCGTATTCAGCAACGTAAGCGTACTTATCATGTAGATTTTCAGTAGTAATTGTTTCTACTGTTGGTTGATTAGCAGGGTCATCATTAAATGATACCATAAATCTACCAGCATTACGAGTACCTGTAAACTTACTTTCAATCATTGCTTCGATTGTATCTCTTTCTTCAGGTGCAGGAACTCCATTGTTCATATTAACCATTACTAAAGGCAAGAAGCCATTTTCAATGTTGTTAAGATGTAAGTTAGATAGTTCTGCTTCAGAGAATGAGAATTGTAAAGCTGATACCCAATCAGGTAATCCATAATAGAATCTAGATGGTGAGTAATCTTTTATATAAAGAATTTCCATTGGTTCTTGTGAACTACCATATGAAGGAATCATTCTTTTATTTCTTTGAGCTTTCATATCACTCCAATCAGTACAATAGTAGTAATTCTTAACATGAATATCATCATATATCTTTTCAGCTCTTAGATTTTGAACTGGTACATGATACATCTTTTTAATTTGTGTGTGGTCTCTATTCCAAACTACTTGAAATGCTGCATTACCATACAACTTTAAGTCAAATGTTACTTTACTTAAATCATCAGAAGGAAGAAGCTTTTGTAATTCTTCGTTATTAGATTCATCTTTAGAGAATAAACCTTTTCCGTAAATTAAATCTGAAATACCTTCAATACAAGCTGCATTAGTTGTAGATGTATTGTATGAATCAGTTATAATGTTAAAGTAATCATCTTGACCTATGATACCAATAGGCACCCATTGATACCTTGTTTTAGTATCTTCAATGACTTCAGGTATATCCTGTCTAGTCAAATTCAATACGCTTAAATTGTCTATTTTTTTCATATTAAGTTAATATAATATATTCGTTATCACTATTGTTTGAGATATATGAACCAGAAAGCGAAGATTGGTTTTTGTATTCTGCCTTATTAATAGATTGAGAAGCATAACATTGTATTGTACCATCCCACAAATGAGAGGAAGAACTATCGCTTATATAAGCTCTAAACTCATCTCCTGTTGATGCGGTTAGTGATGCCGTAAATTGTAAAATAGATTGTCCTGCGTTAAATGTGTACCCACTAATAGCAACTGATGATGTAGCTAAGGTGTACATATTCTCTAAATTAAGTGTCAAATCAGAAGAACCAGTTGGTTTTGTTCTAAAAGTAAACACATTTGCCCCATCTAAATAGTATGATTGCATATATATCTTGTTATTAGGTTGTTATTACTACTTTAACAACTCTACATAGATAAGTATTAGATAAACTAATTGCATAAAAAAAGGCTCTCACAAAGAGAACCTTTTTCTTTAGTTATATAAATTGTGTATATTAGTTCCCTGAACCAACAACAATTACAGGAACTCCATCTCCAGAAAAAGCCTGGAAAGGGTTAGCCTGTGTTGAACCTGATAAGAAAGCAGCGGGTAGCTTTTCCTCACCAGTTAACGTTACACTGTATCCAAATAAATCTCCTAAACCAGCACCTGTTTGTATAGTACCAGCAGTCACATCACAACCATTAACTTCACCAGCTAAAAGAGCTTCACCATTTTTAGTGTGAATAATGATTTGAGGTCTCCCATAAGCCATAAGCTTTAGTTGAGTAGTCATTTCATTAGTTAATCTCTTTAAGTTAAGAACAGTTTCTTGCGAGAAGAAAGTTGTTCCGTTTTCTCTTGATGAGTTTACAGTTTCTGTATAAGCAGATGTGCCTTTAAGTTCGTATTTGTACACAGTGGATCCTGAAGGAAGTCCTGAGACTTCCAAGTCTGCGTTTTTATCGAAAGATGCAGAAGTATAGTTTAGAAAGTAAACGGCTTCTAAGCCCCCAATACTGTCTTTACAGACTTCGTTTCTTCCAGCAGATAAATTACAAGTAGCCATAGTGTTATTATTTTATTTATTAATTATTAAACTTAAAATTTCGATTAAGAAGGGAGAACTTAATCTCCCTCTAATCTTTTATAATCACAATCTTCTTATGAAGGGATGTGGATAGCGATATCTTGTCCAATACCGAATTGTGTATCAGCCGTGTATCTCATAATGATTCTGTAGTTCTGTGAACCGTCTAAATCAGCCATGTCTAAAACACGCACTTCATTGTAGTCACTCATCAAGCCAGTTCCGAAGAATAGGTTAGATTTTTGTGCTGCTACCATATATGAAGAAGTCATACCAGGACAGTGAACTAAAGGAATACCATTAAAGTCTAATGGTTTCTGTCCAACTGTTACTTGGTTGTTCCAACCATTTGCGTAGTTTTGTCCGATTGCTCTAGAGTAAGCTTTTACAACGTTAGTTGGTACATAGATTACTGTATCTTCTTTACCATACACTGCGTTAGGAATAGCATCTTCGATACCATCTAATTTAGCGATTACGTTAGCCGTAGTGATTGAACCACTTTCAGCAGATTGGATAGCATCAGTTGCACCACCTACAGCTGCAGAAGCAGATAAAGCAGGTAAGAATCCTTTGAATTCTCCGTTAGATGCAGCAAGTCCTTGCCATATATCAATTTCAGTTTTTTCAGCAACTTTTCCACCAACGTAACTTACTAAGAAGTCGTTGAATGAAGAAGGAATTTCATCGAATGCAGAATATCCTAATTGTAATGCTTCCCAAGAATCTAAAAATTCTTGCTTACATAATTCAAGGTTTACTTGAAGCTCTTTTGGCTCTAAAAGTCTTTCTGTTAGAGCTACTGAACCTGAAGTTGTAAAATCACATGAAGCGTCATGTATAATTCCAGATACATCCAATTTTTGAATAGCTGATTTATACTTTACGTTTGGCATGATAGAAACAGCCTCTTGGTCCAAAGTTTTAGCACTTAAAAGTGCTGCTGCGATGTACTTTCCTGCATTTTCACCAGCATAAGTCTGAGTTACTGAAGGTAGTACGAAGTTTTGTCTTTGTCTCATTTTAATTTAATTTTGTTTTAGTTATAAAGTTTTTTTAAGAAGGATGCCTGCGGTGAAGCATTTCTTCTGGAATTTACCATTGGTTTAAAGTTATTAGTTGGTGCTCCGTTTAAAGGTGTTACAGCTTCCATCTCTACTTCTTCTTTCACAGATACTTCATCTACGATTTCAGATTTGATTTCTTCTTTAACTTCCTCTTTAACTTCTTCCATCTCAGTAATTTTCTTTTCCAATTCATCAATTCTGTAGCTCATTTCTTCTACTATCTTTGATACATCTTCTAAGCTAACTACCTCAACTTCAACCTCATCTTTGATTTCGTCAGAATCAGAAAGTTCCGTTTCAGGAAGTTTTTCAACTTCTTCTGTTTCTTCTTCCAACTCAACGTTTTCTCTTTCTTTTATCACCCCATCCTCTACAATGATTTTGAAACGTTCATCGTTTCCTTCCTCATCTCTTAATCTAAGCTCATGCTCTCCGTTTGGTGCTGGAGACTTTGAACCATCCTCAGCAACAACTTCAACCTTTTCGCCTACATCGAATGTAGATGACTCAAGAACAGTTCCATCCGCTAATTCTGCAAATGCCATTTTCACTTCCTTATCTTCTGAAGATAATAAAGCTACGATTCTTTTTAATACTGATTTTGAGTTCATAGTTATTAAGTTATTTAGTTATTTAACAATTTGTTTTTGATTTGTTTTAATTTACGGGTTGTTGTTTGACCTACCAGTAGTAATCAACTGAGCGGAACCCGTAAAGACGTGTGTTGTAAATCCACCCGATTGAGTTATAGTACCACCACTAGCTTTTGGTAATCCTGAATATTTGATAGCAAATAATCCACTAGCACCTTGAGTGTTAGATGAACCACCATCACCACCATGTCCAGAGTTAGCAGGGTAAGGAAGTGCAGGCCCAGCACCACTTGTTGTACCATCACCACCACCAGCTAAAATAGTTACACCACTTACTAATCCATATACAAAGGTATCAGTAATATTAATGAATGCACCACCGGCGCCAGGTGACAAACCACTAGCATTAGCACCAGCACTGTTTACACCACCACCGCCACCACCGTTACCATTTCCGGCAAAACCTCTACCACCATCAGAACCAGTCCTATAAGCTAAGATAGTTCTAGTTGATGGAATAGTTGGAGATACTGATAAACCT